AGGACAGGCGACGAACTGTGGCGCATCCGCTCTGTCGACGAAGTGTGGCCCGGCCAGGACGGCCGAACCTGCCAGATCGAAGACGACGACAACCCCGGCCAGCGCCGCGACATCAACTGGGATGACGAAGAACTGTACCGGCTATGGGTGCCGCACCCGCGGCGCGGCATCCTCGCTGACTCGCCCTGTCAGGCGGCCCTGGACGTGTTCGAGGACATCGTGCTCACTGGCCGGGAGATCCGTGCTGCCGCGCGGTCCCGTATCGCGGCCAACGGCCTGCTGATGATGCCGGCCACCATGGCGCTGATGCGCAACACCAATGACGAGTCGGATCAGGTGGCGGCCGGATCCGATCAGTTCCTCGGTGAGCTGACGGCTGGCATGCTCGCGCCCATCACCAACGAAGGTGACGCGGGCGGTGTGGTGCCCATGGTGCTGGTCGGCGACGCCGAAGACATCAAAGCTGTTACGCACCTCTCGCTGGCGCGCGAGACGTCACCGGAGCTGGCCGCGAAGCTGGAAGGCTTTCTGCGTCGCATGGGGCGCGGCATCGACCTGCCGCCCGAGGTCGTGGCCGGTCTAGGCGACTCCAACCACTGGTCGGCCTGGCAGATCGACGCCAGCACCTTCCGCTACCACTTCGAGCCTGGCGTGCGCCGCATGGCCGACTCGCTCACCGTCGCCTACCTGCGGTACAACCTGATTGAGGACGGCTGGGACCCGAAGCAGGTCAAGCGGATTCGGATCTGGTACGACGCTGGCTCGATCACGGAGAACACCAACCGGCGGCAGGATGCCCTCGACGCGTTCGCTGTCGGCGGCATCGGCTTCGACGCGCTCTTGCAGGCCCTCGGCTTCAACGAGGGCGACAAGCCGGCGGATGAAGAGCTGCTGCGCATGATGCTGTTCCGCAGCGGCTTCGACACGCTCACTGCGAGCCAGCTGATTCAGCGCCTGCTGGAGCCTGACAAGCCGGTGGTCCTGCCGACGCGCGAGACGGTGTCGGTCGGCGACAAGGGCGGCGCACCGAACGCGGGCGCAGGCATCGAGGTCACGGAGCCTGCCTCTCAGCCGGCGCTGCCCGCGGGCCCGCCGGCGACACCGGCTGGCCTTGCTTCGTCCGGGCGCGACATGCTTGAGCGGCTCACGGCCAAGCTGAGCATGGTCGCCTCGATCGCCGAGGTGGACCCGGACTACGAGCTGGTGTTCGACGACATGCGCGACGTCGTGCGCATCGAACAGGCACTGCGGGAGCGCGTCACTACCGCCGCCGGCATCATGCTGGACGACGTGGTGCGCCGCGGTGCGAGCAAGCTGCGCTCGAAGTTCTCGGGCGACCCCGAGGTGTCGGCGGGGTTGCGTGAGCGGGACTTCGCCGAGTGGGGTTCGTTCATCGGCCGCCAGCGCGCGATCACGGCCGGGGCCACCACGGACTTCCTGGTGGCGGGCGCGTTCGCGGCCCTGGGTGCGAAGTTCGCCGTGTGGACGACGGCGGCTATCGGGCAGATCGCGGCGAAGCTGGTCCGCATGCTGCGCCTGCCGGCTGGCAGCGATGAGGCGCACCGTCTGCACGATCGGGTGCGGCAGGAGATGACCTCCCGCGTCAACGACGGCTGGCACCGGCTGAACAGCGAGCTTGAGACGCTGGCGGATGCGGTGCTGCACGGCGAGCACGAGCCGCCGACGCGCGGCGAAGTGGCGGCCACGCGCGTGCCGCCGGGCATGGTGCGCTCGGTGCTCGCGGACATCGGCGGCACTGGCGAAGGCGCGGGGCACGTCGACAAGGGGGGGCGCTCGGCTGCGCCGGCCGCCGGCCTGGCTACGGGCTCGACGGTGCAGCACGCCCTTGCGGAGAAGGGCGCGGTGGGTGTCGGCTACCTGTGGGTGTACGGCGTGACGCTCACGCCGGACAACTTCCTGCCGCACCTGGATATCGAGGGGGCTCGATTCGCTGACTGGTCCGACCAGCAGTTGGATCCGCCGGCCGGCTATGAATGGCTCGGAGATCACATGTATCCGGGTGATCACAAGGGCTGCATGTGCGATTACGTGCCGGCCTACGCTATCCCGAGATACGGCAAGCAGGTGGCCGATCGCCTGTCCACACCTTCGGTTGATATGTCGAACATCATCATGCTCGCGAAGATGGACGACCAGGCAGGCCGTAAGAATACGAATGCGCAGCAATTGCGCGACCAGCACGCCCGAATTCAGAAATTGCAGGCACGCTTCATTTCCGGCGGAAAGGCGGCATCGTGACCGCGTCAGTGATCGACCCGGCCGAGACCATGCCGGCCACCCCAGAAAATGCAGCACCCATCAGCTTCCCCGTGCTGGCCATCGAAGGCATGCCCACCGCGGACGGGCGCTACATCGAGCCCGGCGCGCTCACCCACCGGGCCGTGCCGCTCACCCTCTACGCGCAGACGCGCACGCCCGACGGCGGACAGGGGCACGACAACGCGGACGTGGTCGGCGCGCTCACCGAGCTCACCCGCACCCCCGGGCCCGAGGTGGTCAGCAAGTCCACCGGCCACCCTTTCCCGGACGGCACCTTCGTCTGGTCCGGCAAGGGGTGGATGTACACCGACGTGCCCGCGTACCGCATGGTCAAGGACGGGGCGCTATCCGGCAACAGCGTGGACCTGTCCGCGGTCGACGCCGAGGTGGAAATGGCCGACGACGGCCGCGAGCAGGTCAACATGGTGTCAGGAGTGATCGGCGCTTCCACGCTCGTTGGCCTGCCGGCGTTCCCCGACGCTTACGTGGTGCTCGACGGCCAGACCATCGAGCCGAACGCGCAGGCCCTGGCAGCCTCGGCCACGCCGATGTGGCGGTCCGCCGACCTCGGCGACGTCTGCTCACCGTGCCTGGCCGGCAAGCCGGGCATCGAGCTGGCCGTGCCGGCCGAGTTCGTCACGGCTAGTGTCGCGCCGACTGGCGAGGTGCTGCGTCCCAGCGATGTGCCGGCGACCTTCCTGCATCGCGACGGCAGCAACCTGGCCATGCAGGTGGCCAACATCGACGGCGGCAAGCTGACGATCGTGCCAGCCGCCGTGCGCGCGGTGACTGCCACACTGGCCGGCGAGACGGAGATCGGCCGCACGCTGGTCAAGGCGTGGTCGCCGGCCGATGTTGCGGCGCTGCGTGCCGCCGCCGCCGCGCTGTGCCGGCGCATCGGCGACGTGGCCCCATGGGAACAGGGCCTGCGGGCGGCCGGCGACCAGTATCCGACCTCGGGCATGGTCGCGCTGCTCCCCGACAACCCGGACGCGTTCACCGTGCCCGGCGGCGACCCGGCCGAAGAGATGCACTGCACCCTGATGTACCTGGGCGACGACCTGAACGAGTGGACACCGCAGCAGGTCGCCGACGTGCACGCGGGCGTGAATGACGCCATCGCCGCGCACAACGCCGGCCCGGACGACGGCACCGTGCCGGACGACGACATGGACCCCGAGGATGCCGCCGAGCCGCCCGAAGACGGCAAGCCCGACGCCGAGGACATCGCCGAAGGCAGCCCGTTCGCCACCTCGCCAGTGATCCCGCAGCCGCGCCCCAAGCCGCCGCAGAAGCGCGGTGGGCCGATCAAGGCGCACGTGCTCGGCCCGTCGCTGTTCAACCCCGGCGGCGGCAAGACCGGCAAGCAGACACCGGCCGCCGTGCACCTGCTCGGCGACTCGCAGGGCGTCAACGACTTCGCCGACAAGGTGCAGCAGCACGTCGCCGGCCATCTCGGCAGCGGCCGGCAGCTGCCCGAGCAGCACAAGCCGTTCATGCCGCATGTCACGGCCAAGCAGTCGCCGGACGCGGCGAAGGTGCTGCCCAAGCTCAACCACCCGGGGCCGGTCAAGTTCAGCAAGGTGCGCGTCGCCACCCCGCAGCACACCGTCGACTACCCGCTCAACGGCGGCAAGCCGGCCATGGTCGCGAGCGCGCAGCGCGTGCTGCCGGTCGAGCACTTCGATCCGCCGGCGCTGTCGAAGCCAACGCCGCTCACGTTCACCGATGATGGACGGGTCTTCGGCCACATCGCGACGTGGGGCACATGCCACATCGGCTTCGGCGGCCAGTGCGTCACACCGCCGCGGTCGGCCAGCCGGTACGCCTACTTCCACACGGGCGAGGTGTTGACCTCGGCCGGCCCGCTGTCGGTGGGCCACCTGACGTTCGGCACCGGCCACGCCGGCGGCAAGCTCGCGCCAATGGCGACCATCCGGCACTACGACGACACCGGCATGGTCGGCGCTGACGTGGTGTGCGGCGAAGACGCACACGGCATCTGGGTGTCGGGCTCGGTGCGGGACACCCTCACGGCCAGCGAGCGGCACGCGTTCCGGGCGGCCCCGCCGTCGGGCGACTGGCGCAACATCGGCGGGTCGCTGGAGTTGGTGGCGGTGCTGTCGGTGAACACGCCTGGGTTCCCGGTGCCGCGCGCCCGCGTCGCGTCCGGTGTGCCGTTGGCTCTGGTGGCCGGCGGCCGGCTGGAGCAGGTGCCGGTGATGCAGCCGGTCGCGGTCGACATGGAAGCGCTGGCTGACGCTGTGGTGCGCAAGCAGGAAGAGCGCGCGGCCTTGCGAGCGCAGGGCGCAGCCGCCTTGGCCGAGCTGGCCGAGCTGGCCGCCGTTGACGACCTGTCCTCTCCCGCCATGGAATTGATGGTCGGGCTGACCGAGCTCATCGAGGCCGAGCAGCTGGCCAACTGGGTGCAGAAGGCCGGTGGTTTGCCGTCCTATATCAAGCGGATCGCGAAGCATCTGGTAGACAAGGGAATGGACCAGTCGCGCGCAATCGCCACGGCGGTAAACGCGGCCAAGAAGATGTGCTCCACGGGCGACCTAAATTTTCCAGGCTCCCAGCAGGTCAATCCCGGTTCAAAAGCGGAAGCCTGCGCGGCCGTCGCGGATTGGGAGCGAAAGAAGGCGCAGTCACACTGAGATGAAAGGATTGCCATCATGGCGGTAACGGCCAGGGTTAAGTTGGATCGGAAGATCGAGACCAGCAACGAGCAGACGGGGCTGTCGTTCAGTCCTGACTATGCGGATGGTCGCAACGCTGATTGGGCGGCGGCCACACCGGCGCTGTCGGTGAGCATGACCGTGAGGAACGACGTGGCCGACCGGTTCACCGAGGGCGGCAAGTACACGATCACGTTCGAGCTGTCTGAGGACTGATGTCGAAGCGCGCGGCACGGCGGCTAGGCGGCATGCATCTGGGCCTGGCCGCCGTGTGGGCGCTACTGGCGGTGCCGACAGCGCTGTGGTGGAAAGACTCCGTGCTGTGGGTTGCACTGTGCTCGCTGTACGCGAACGCCTGGCTACACGTCGGCGCGTGGCAGGGGACGCGGGCGGAGAAGGCGGCC